GATTCTGATTTATTGAATATCTATAGGAAAATCATAATGAATAATGACAATACAGGATTTATATATATTGGAATTAATGAATTAGAAAAAGAAAATTGTTTATTAGTTAAGAAATTATTAGATTGTTTTAATTAAAATAGTGAAAAATAATTTGAAAGTGAGGTGATAGTTTTGGAAATATTTACCGAGCGACTGAAACTTAAAGACATACTCCCAGATAGAGCAAAAGATATTGCTAAGAAATATAAGCTAAAAGAAGAAGATATCGAATTTATACGCAAGAAAAATCCCTTAAATGCCGAAGATTTGCAGATTGAAGATGGCGAAAGAGCAGCAATCAGATATATCAATACAGCAGATGTAGACAGGGATAACGAAATAGTCCTGCCCAGCGGTGGACAGGTCAACGATTTTAAGAAAAGCCCAACCGTGCTTTATGCCCATAATTATCAAGGCCTTCCGATAGGGAAGGATATTTGGTTAAAGTTAGTACAGGGTAAAGGGTGGCTGGCCAAGACAGTTTATGCGAAACATCAATTAGCAGACGATGTTTATAACTTAGTGAAAGAAAAGTTTCTTAATACAAGCTCTATCGGTTTTATACCATTAGAATCTGTCAAGCCAGAAGATAAGGACTGGGATAGTGTAGGTGAAAGCATTAAATCGGAATATAACATTAACGAAAAAGTATTTGATAAGGCAAAAAGAATTTATACAAAATGGCTACTTCTTGAACATTCGGATGTGCCCGTTGCCTCAAATATTTCAGCTTTGAATATCGCAGTTGGTAAAGGGCTTAAAATCGAATCGAAAGAATTAATAGATGATTTGAATATCGAAATAACTGATGAAGAAGAAGATAAAAGCGTTAATGAAATTATAGATGAAATAGAAGATGAAGTTGAATTATCTGAGGAAGGCAAGAAAAAACTTGAGGAAGGCTTAAAGGATGTAGCAGAAGGCAAGGTCGAAGAAATTGATATAGATAATTTGGAAGCTGAATTAGAAGAAAAAAACACCGTTACCAAACCCGAAGAAACAGAAGATTATATTCGTATTCCAGCAAAAGGCGAGGAAGGCAAACATGATGGACATAGGATAAGGACTATAACTATATCTGATGAAGAAGGAATCAAAGCATTGTATTGTGGTGAATGTAAAAAGGCTATTACCTTTTTATTCGATAAAGCCAAATGGACAATGGAACGTGCCAAGAAATGGATGGCAGATCATGGTAAAGACTATGACAATTTTATACCAAAAGAGGAATCCGAACCACACAAGACCGATGTACCCCAAGCGAAAGAAGAGCCGAGTAAAGGCTTTAGTTTTAATGAGATACCTGCAATCATTGAAGAAAATAAATATTTGCGAGATAAAATAATTGAACTTCTAAAAAAAATAGATGAATCAACACTTGGCTTTTATGATTTGAAAGGTTTAAAAGAATTTAAAGAAATGGAAATGTTATTAAAAGCTGGTGCAGTCTTAAACAGAATAAATAAACAAGATTTAAAAGATGCCCAAGCTAAAATTCAAAAGGTATTAGATTCTGCCGAAACTGCCGAACCTACAGAGGAAGGCAAAGAGATAGAAATAGAAGTAGAAGATGATGGATTGGAAATCGAAGAAAAAGAAGCCGAAAAAGAGCCAGAGAAAGAAAACAATTCCATTGATATTGACGAAAAAGAACTGGTCGAAATAATCCATTCAGCTTTAGAATCTCATATTAATAAAAGTGTTGAAAATGTAAGTAAGAATATCAAACAAGATATTGATGATAATTTTAAGAGATTGACCGGAAAGGTCATGTAATAAAAATAAACGGAGGAATTATTAATGAATGATGAGAAATATCAAATTGAGGAATTTGATTTTCCAAATACAAAAGAAGAACAAATACAATGGGTAAAAGAATTAGCAAACAATCAAGAGGCAATATTATTCTTTAAAAAAAGAGCATCTAATTATCATGTAACTGTAATAGAATTACAAAAATTACTTTTTAGACAAAAAGGGGTATGTGCTTTATGTGGGGATAAATTATATTTTAATGAAACAACTCATGTGGATCATATAATTCCTAAAAAACTTGGTGGAGAGAATAATATCAAAAATTATCAATTGACGTGTGCTAAGTGTAATTACGCTAAAAGAGACATACCAACAAAAGATTTTATAATAATGTGCATTAAAATTCAAACGAAAAATAAATATAAATTATCTAAAATAGAAACATTAAAAATAGTTAATAAATCATACAAATATGAAGATTTAGAAGTAAGGAAGGAATGGATTAATCAATATAAAGAAGAATTAGAAAATAATAATGGAAAAATTATTTAAAAATCTTATTTATTATTAGATAAGATACAGGTTTTAGTTAGAGACATACTTCGTGTGATGTCAGGCAGAGAAACATATTTTATTGGCAATAGTAAATAATTGCGAAAATAAATAGAAAGAAGGCGAAATAAAATATGGCAATGACAAAAGAAGAGTTAATAAGTGTAATAAAAAGCAATACAGAGTTAAGCGACGAAAAGCTTGGACAGATTGCTGAAAAAATTAAGGGCTCTATGATGGAAGAGTTCAATGAAAAACTTGAGCAATTAACAAAAGCACAAGAAAATAAGATGCAAAAAGTAGATCCAGAAGTAAAAGAAGAACCAAAATGGAAATCTTTTGGTGAACAATTACAAGCTGTAGCAAGAGTAGAGACCAGAGGAATAAAAGACACAAGATTGATTTATGAAGTTTATGAGAAACAACTTGGAATGAATGAAGGTGTTGGAGCACAGGGTGGATTTTTAGTTGCACCGGAATTTTCGAAACAGTTATTAATGCAGACTTATGAAACTGGCATTTTAACCAAAGACTGTTGGAGAGTTCCTATTGCCAGTAACAGATTAGTAATAAATGCTATCAACGAAGTTTCCAGAGTGACTGGTGCCAGATTTGGCTCATTATTAACTTACTGGTTATGTGAAGCTGGTACTAAGTTACCATCCCATCCGACACTCAGACAGTTAGATTTAAAACTCAATAAACATATTGGTCTATATTATGCTACTGATGAATTGTTAGAAGATACTAATGCATTAGAGGCTATTGTATCTAAAATGTTTGCTGATGAATTTGGATGGAGAATTGACGATTCCATACTTAACGGAACTGGCGTTGGAATGCCTTTAGGTATTTTAGCTGGTGGCGGATTAGTACTTCAAGCTGCAGAACCTTTGCAGCCCATTACTACCATTGTAGCTGAAAATGTACAAGGTATGTGGAATTTAATGTCTGCCAAATATAGAACAAATGCCAAATGGTATATCAACCAGGATGCAGAACCCCAATTAATGCGGATGTTCGTTCCTGCAGGATTGGGTGGATTGCCGGTATATTTACCTGCTGGCGGATTTGTTAATGCTCCTAATGGAACTTTATTTGGTAGACCGATTCAACCTATCGAGCAAAGTCCTGCTTTAGGTGCTGTCGGAGATATAGTATTTGCCGATATGAGTCAGTATATTCTTGTTGAAAAAGCTGGTGGAATACAGGCTGCAAGTTCTATTCATGTAGCCTTTTTGACCGATCAACAGGTCTTTAGATTTGTATTACGCATAGACGGTCAGCCAATATGGAATAGTGGCATATTAGCCGCAGACGGAATTACTACCAGAAGCCCCTACGTTGCATTAGCAGGCAGACCATAATAAATAAATAAATAAGAAAAGGAAGTGAATAAATATGTCTCAATTATGGAGTGAAATTAATAAGGTAGTAAACGTACTAAACCCAGCAACAGTAACTTCTGGTTCTGCAGCAATAACAAATACTGATGTAGTCAACCTGGAGAATTATAAAAAGTGTACATTTTTGCTAACTTTTGGATTAGCCGCTGACCATGTAGCAGCTGTTACAGTAAATGCATTTAGTGCCAATACAACCGGAGGTTCTGCAATAGCTTTTAGATATCGAACACAATTAACATCAGATATACAAAGTGCTGCAACTGCAGCCGCTACATTTAATACTACAACTGGATCGGCGGGTGCAACATATATAGTGGAAGTAGATGCGCCAATCGTAGCCGCCGCTGGTGCAGGTTATAATCATACTTATATGATTATAACTAACAGTACTGGCCATATTACTGCCAGATTAGCCAGTTGTGTAGCTGTATTAAGCGAGCCAAGATATCCGCAAGGTATTTTAGTAACAGCGATTGATTAAAAATAAATAGAAGGAGTTTTTGTATGTCTTTGAAAATTAAACTTTTTGTAGACTGGCGAGGTTATCAAAGGGGCGAGGTTATTGAAGTATCTGATAATACTGGAAAAGCCTTAATCCTTGAAAATATTGCCGATTTCTATGAGAAGGAAAAGCCAATAAAGGCAAAACAAATAAAGAGAGCACTTCAAGACAAGATGTTAAGAGGTGCTCCTCAAAATAAAATAATAAAAAAATAACCTTTTGACCTTAGAATCATAGGGTTGCTCCTAAATGGAGCGAAAGGAGATGATTATTATGAGTAGAGGTAGAGGTAGTTATAATTGGTTTAATTCTGGATTCCCAATGGTTCATGATAATACAAATGCAGAGTCTTTAGTGCCTATGTTCCCTATAGTATTTTATGATGACTTCTTGGGGGCTGATATTCTTTTCCCAGCATCTGGTTTAAAAGAATGTGGTTGTAAATGGCATACACTAATAGTAGGAACAGGTCCTGCAGTAGCGAAGGTAGGAGACGGAATAAATGGGATTGCATCGGTAGCTATAACTAATGCAGATGAATCACAGGTTGCAGTCTTATCTTGGGGCGATCAAGAATCGTTAAGTCTTGAACGGGGTTTAATTTTTGAGGCGAGAGTATGTTTCTCTATATTGCCGACTACTGGGACAGAAACAGTGCAAGCAGTATTTGGTCTTGCCGGAGCATATGTTACTCCTCTTGATAATGTTGATTGTAATGCTTGGTTTAGAGTAGAAAGTGCTGCAAATACTGTTTTGTTATGGGAAACTGACAATAATGTTGCTGGCGGCGATGATGATGCCAATCCCTGTGCAGGTATTACTTTAGCTATCAATGACTATCATATTTATAGAATTGATGCTACCAATATAGCAGCAGTTAAATTCTATGTTGATGGTGTATTGGTCGGAACTGGTAATATGTTTGGAATACTTGCGACAGTCGGTGATGTACAACCTTATTTTAATGTATCTAAGATAAAAGTAACAAACAATACTGGAACAGGTACTATGCTTGTCGATTATGTCAGAGTATTTCAGGATAGAAGCTAATTAAGTTAATTAAAAAAGGGGTGGGTATTCTCCACCCCAATATTTAAGGGAGGATTTTATGTCAAAAGAAAATGTTGAAAAAATAGAACTAAATGAAATATCAAGGGTATATATGTTTCCGGGTAATCAAGAACTTAAAATAGAGAATGCAAAAATATGCTTTATAGATGAGAATGGAACTCACCGATTACAAAATGAAAAAGGAGAAATATATATCGTGCCTTACAGGTGGTTAGGCTTTAAGATTCAGGAAAAGGAAAAGGTAGAAAGTCAAGGCAATTAGGGGGAGTACTTGTAAGGATTCATTACTGGTACACCTCCTTCATAAAAAAAAGTATCAGTTTCTTGCCTTGCCTGTACTCCCTTTAGTTAGTGAGGTGAAATAAATGAAAGGCAAATTTGGAATGTCCGGTAAATTAAAAATAAAAAAAATAAGACCCAAAAAGGAAGGGATGACAAAAATGTTACTAAAAAAAATTAGACCTTTTGCACAGAAGTTTGGTTTAATGTTACCTGAAAAATCTGTGGTAGAGATGTATGGTTCTCTGGCAATAAAGAAAATAGATATTGATGGCGATATAGAAGATTTTGGAATAGTAAGTAGAAAAAAGGTTACTACTGTTTTTGTAAATAATCTTGTAACGCACATGCAGACTACTGGTGGCGAGGCTATCTTTAAATGGCACGGATCAGGTGAAACAACCGGTGCAGAAAATATTACTGATGAACAATTAGGTGCTGGCAGTACTGCTTTCGGTAGAGACGAAGGCACATCTTCAGGTATTGCAAATGTCTATACCTCTATTGCAACCCATACCTATGAGACCGCTGCAGTAATAACAGAACATGGAATATTCTCAAGTTCGAGTTCTGGTGCAGGCGTTTTATTGGATCGTAGTGTATTTGGTGCAGTTACCTGTTCATCTGGCGATTCAATACAGTTCACCTATGCACTAACTTGTGCGGCTGAGGCATAAGATTAAATAACGAATAAGAGGTAATTAATGGCAGTTATAAATATTGATGTTGAAGCTATTTATAGAAAGGGGAATAAGCAAGCCAATAAAAGGAGTGTCTTAGACTGAAAAAATCTAAGATTTAACTTTATCAAACCTACTTATTCCCAAATCATATATACTACGAAATTAAATAAATGTCAAATAAAAAAAATACGTTAAATTTAATAGGTGAATGAAGGAGTGATTGTATGAATATACAAGTTCATATTCAAAGAGATCAGATACACCACTGGATAAACGAAGATTTAACCGAAGTATTAGAGTTTGGTATGAGATGTCCTGAATACCCCACTTTACCCACTTACGGTATGAGGGTAAATTTTCCCCTTACCCAGACTAAAGTGCTTGACGCAATTAAGGCAAGATTGGTCATAATCAAAAACCAAATAGCAAGGGATAACCTTATCAGACAGCAAATCGAGGCAATGGGATATCTTGACTTTACCGCAACTATTCCAGATTAAGTGAGGTAATAATATGAAAATAACTTTAGAAATTCCCGATAATATTGTAGAAGATTTTGCAAAACGTAACCTTTATATTTTTGTAGGGGAAGATTTGGTTGCCTATAAATATGTTGGTTGGAACTGGCGGGTAAAGACAAAGTTTTGTGCTATGTGTGGTAAGTGCTGTATGAATTTACCCGCTGATGACAATTTTCCAGCTGTAAAAGACGGGCGATGTATTTACCTTAAAGATGATGGCGATAAACGAGTTTGTGGATTAGGGAGTTTCTGGCGACCATTCGGGTGCGTTGTTTCTGACCAGTCTGACCCGACGGATTATCGCACGGTTAAGTTTGAAGAAGTAAAGGATTGAAATGAAAGTAATATGTTGCAAATGTGGAAAAGAATATGATTTAGATAATATTTTTGAGATAAAAGGCGAGGCTCGACCTATCCTTGTCTGTCCGCATTGCGACCTGAAACATTTTATTGATTTTCTGCCCTTTGAAAATAAAATAGCGATAAAAAAAATAAAGATTTTAAAGTTAAAAGTAGTTGCTCCTACAGTAACGACTCAAGATTGCACCAACATAAATACGACTTCGCTTACAGGCAATGGCAATATCACAGCTACAGGTAATGGAGTTTGTCATACCAGAGGTTTCTGTTATATAGAAGGAACTACTGGCGACCCCACTACTGCAAATGGTAAAGTCTTTGATAATGGAGTAGGCAGTTATGGAATAGGTGCATTTTCAAAGAGTATAACGGGTTTAACACCAGCAACAAATTATAGAGTTAGAGCCTATGCAATCAATACAGCAGGGACAGGATATGGACTAACTGTTACGACTGGGACAACGGGAGCACCTGCTTGGTTATCGCCGACTGGACATGATGACCCTGAAGCAAATTGGCTGGATGAAATACATGCTTATGATGAAAATACAGGAACTTATGCGGACTATGGTACTCAGGCAGGGTGGGGTACTTATTTAGAATTAACTCATACTGCAATCTCTTGTTCAAAAGTTCGTTTCTGGGCATATTCTACAGCTGAACATAGTATAAGTGTAGATGTCTATTATGGTGGTGCTTGGCATAATATTTATGTAGGTGCTTATGCTGACCAACAATGGGTAGAAAAGGAAATTGGTTCTACTCAAATAGTAACAGCAATGAGAATGAAATTTTATTCGCTGAATCTTCTTGTTCATAGACTTTATGAAGCAGATTTTTGGGGAGTTGCGGCATTAACAGTAATTAACATCGCAGCAATCCCTGGAGTAACCGTACCAGTAGCAGACGCCATTCCAGTAACCACAATAACTGAAACAGCTCAATACACAGGAACTGTAACATGGAATCCTGCACACAATCCCTTTCAGGCAAGCACAGTTTACACAGCAACGATTACCCTTACAGCAAAAGCAGGGTTTACCTTAATAGGTGTAGCTGAAAACTTCTTCACCGTAGATGGAGCGACAAGCGATACAAATCCTGCTAACTCAGGCGTAGTAACAGCAGTATTCCCAGAAACTGTAGGCGGGCCAACTGAAAACGAAAAATCTATATCAGGAATTTTAACTCTTGCTGGTTTAATAATTAAAAAAGACAATAAAGGGGTAAGCGGTATTTTAACCGCTACTGGCAAGGTATTTAAAAGCATACCAAAATCAATAGCAGGTGCTTTTAGCTTTATAGGGAATGTTGTTAGAGCCAAATTTTCATCATTATCATTGGCGGGAGTTATTAACTTTAGTGGAAAAGTTGTGAAAGGAATAAGAAAGATATTCACTGGTGCGTTAGCCGCTACGGGAACAGTTGCCAAGAAAATATCGACTTCATTGGTGGGAATATTAGGATTTTTAGGCAATACCTTTAAAGGTCAATTCTTATCTCTTGCGGGGGCGCTCATGCTTACGGGGGCGATTACAAACTCAACTAATAAGTTATTAGCAGGCACATTAGAACTTACGGGCAATATTATAAAAAGTATAAGGGCTTCTTTATCAGGAGTATTCACCTTTACTGGAAATATCGCAAAAAGATTTAGCATTGCCTTATTGGGAGTGTTGGAATTTGCGGGGGAATTAACAAAATCAATTACAAAATTACTGTCAGGGATTATCACCTTTGCTGGCGATCTAATTGCCGAGATAACCGCTGGCGTTGAAACTTTTTATCA